ATAATCTGTACATCTTTTTCAGTTTGATTCTCAAGACTATCTAAACACCTAACAAGAAACTTCTTTTTATTATAAACCGGTATTATAAGACTAACTTTCGCCATAAGCTCATTATAGCATATTAGCTGCCATTCTTTTTGCGCTCGGTCAAATTGACTAATGGCTTCGGAGCAGTAACAGTGGTTTCAATTTTTTGCTTAGGCTGACCATAAACTTGGTTCATCATACCTTCGATTTCTTTCCAATTCCCTTTGGCAATGCACATAGCGAGTTTGCGTTCAAATAACGGGGCTTCTTTATTTGCTGCTAATTCTTTTAATTCAGGTTCAGACATCTTCAACATTTGTTCCAATTTATATCTAGCCGTGTCTTCTTTTTTCCACGCTCCATTATGCCTTGGGTTGCCATTAGGTTGTCCAAATTGAGTGGCTTTGTTTATTGGTACTCCACCACGCAATGTTTTTTCTTTCTTGACTAACTCCTGCTTTCTGGTGTTTTCGTTCTTCATAATTTTACTATATAACAAAAAACTTGCCGAATCAAGTTTCCTGCAAATAATAATTCTTATTAATCTTTTTCCTTAATCATTTTTTCTATAGTTTTAGCTATTTTAGCCTTATAGACTGTCCAAATATAAGCATCGTTATTTTTCCATCGCCATTGTCTATCTTTTGTAATATATTTACTTTCATCAAACTCATCACCATAAACATTTTTCAAAGTTTCCAAACATTGGTCATAATATACATCAAATAAACCGTATTGGCACATTGTATCTACTGCCCCCCATAGTGTTCCCTTACTTTCCCTCAATGTTTTATATTCATTTATGTAATTCTTTAATTTTTTCATATTCCCATCCATATGCCCTAAGACATGTTCTCTGAATTTTCTATATTCTATATTAGTCATTTTAACTCTCTCCATATAATCTCATTAGATTATTATTCAAGATATATGCTATTTCTTCTTGTTCGTTAGCTCTTAGGCCATTTCTAGCACAATGATTGTCTTCTATAAGTTTATAATCTTTTTTACCTATATTTCCGTAGTTCATAAAAATTGCGTGTTGTTCTTTTCCGTTCTTGATATAGCAAATCCTCACCCTCCTATAACCCATATGCGGTTTAATAAAGTATCCATATAGAAGTTCTACTTTTTTGCCCATTTTATAATCTCCCTTCATTCAACATTATATATACTGAATTTACCCAAGCTGATTGGTGAGTTAGGTAGATATTATTTTTAGTTAGGTTTTTGAAGTTTATATCAAAGATTACTTGTAAATCATATTTTGCTTCTAATAATTCTCTTTTATAATCCTTATTACCATCACCATCGAGTTTTTCATATTCCTTAACATCTTTGAAAATTTCAATGGCTGTTTCAATAGATTTGCCTTTAGGCATTTTCTCCATTTTACCATTATAGACAAATTGGAGTTTTTCTTTAAGTTCATTATAATCGGTTCGCATTTCCTGCTCTCCTTTCGTTTGTTGTTATAGTATAATTATATCATAAAATAATGCTTCTGTAAATACATTTTACGTACTTTTTTCACATTTTTAACGGTTTTTCCGTATTTGGCGTTTTTTAGGCGTTTTAAGCCTATTAATCGAAAAGATATATAATTTACCATCTTTAGCGGTAAAATGCCCTTAGATGACGTTATATGGTGTTATATTCGCAATCTAATGTTTGTTTATTATCTTTTCAGTAATTTCAAACGCATTTTCAATTACTTCATCCATATCTAAATAAGAAGCTGTTCCTGCTCTACCACAAAAATACCAATTTTTCGTTTCTAGACGTTTTATAGCTTTTTCAACACGTTTTTTCTCCGAGTCATTTATAATTATATAATGTTTCTCTGATGATGCTCTAGGGCGTTCTGCTAATACATCTTCGCTTTTACATCCCACTAGTAATTTCATTTTTGTCGTTCTTGTATAAGGAACTTCATCGATATTGTAATTGTATACAGCTGATAAATATTTCTTATTATCTTTTATTCTTTCAAATCTAGTACCGTTCCAATTTAATTTAATTTTAATTTTAGGGCATTCATCTATAGGTGCAGTCCATATTACTACATCTTCTTTATTTTCAATATCATTTACCTTTTTGGATAAATGTATTTCTATATTGTCGTGTTCGACCATTTTCTCCAAAAATTGGAAGAATCCATTAGACGGTAAGCCTTCAAACACGTCATCAAAATATGAACCACCAATTGTTTTAGATACTTTTAATCTATTTATAGCATCTTTATTATTCCACTTAGGACCCCATTGTTTTTTCGAATACTTTTCTATGATATATTTTTCTATCTTATTTTTGTCATTTTTTATTCCAACATCTAATCTTTCGTTATTTATATCTGCTATTGTTTCTATTGATATTGGTAATCTAGCCAATCCCTTATCTGTAACTGCTAACGGTCTATTACAAAACGCTCTCCATTTAGCAAACCTTAAAACGAATTGTATAACTTCGGGATTCGAAGTGTGAAATATATGAGGTCCATAATGTTGAAAAATGTCATCATTATCTTTATCGTATAATAAACCTCCTATATGACTACGCTTTTCAAATAATAAAACTTTCACCCCTTTATCTGCTAATAGTCTAGCGCAAGTACACCCAGCTAATCCTGCACCGATTATTTTAACTATCATTGTAATTTCCCAACTATTTTCCCATTTTCTTCAAGCGAAATATCTGGGTACAAATTACTCAATTTTGTAAATTCTCTAAACAACACCCTATTTTCTTCTTCTTTTATAAATTGTACAGAACACCATGGAGCTACCATTTTTAAGGCAAATGATTTTTTCCAACTATAATCACTATTATATATCACTGCATTACCATCATCCCTATCACCTTGATTTTGCGTAAAAGCAATTATAGCCAATTCAGTTGATACGGTCGGTGTCAAATCAATAATATTGCGATATATTGTATATCTCCTATCGTCAGAGCATAATGCAGCAAATCCCCAAAAATTTGATTTCCACCCTTTGTGCATCAAAAAATTATTGAAGATTTTTCTGCTAGTCATAAATTTACCACTTGGTGGAGTTGCACCAGTTACACCTGCTATGTCTATACCAGTTATCTGATAAAATTTTTCAAACGCATAAATTAGTTCGCATAATGATTCTTTATTTCTAATACTTGAAGATTTCCCATTTTTTCTAATCGAATACGATGAAGTGTCATCATCTAATTGGAAACATACATATTTATCCCCAAATTTTTCTACTGCTTCAGCAATACCTTGCCTACCTATACCACCACAATTTCGTGGCTTAAACCCGAAAAATTCAAAATCATCATTGATATATTTTTTTTCGTCATAAATGTAAACTTCAATGTTTCTTTTTGTATAACTTTCTTTATTTTCTTCAAATTCTTTAGGTAAACATACAATTGCTAAATCTTGTGCTTTTATTCTTTCTAGCCATTTAACAGTGCCATTTTTATGGTATGGACCAACGCTCATTACAAAAATTTTAACTGGTTTCTTCATAAGTTTTCTCCATTAAGTTTTTATCATATATATCTCCCGTTGTTTTTTCAATTTCCAGAATCCCCTTCTCGATAGCTTCTTTTGGAGTTATAAAGACTAAGTATAGTCTCTCTAATAATTCTTTTTCTTCGGAACTAGCATCATCACTTCTATAAAATTTTATAATTTCGTCGAAATTAAATATAGCACATTGGGTAGCTCGGGTTTTTAATATTTCTGCTATTTCATTTCGGATTTTCCCATTTTTTATACCGTCATCAATTTTTTTCACAATATCGCCATTGATTTTTTCTCTAAATAATTTTTTCAAATTATAATTTACATCATCCGAATATTCGGTAACCGAGCCCGATGACGCTTTTTCTATAATTTCGTCAATATCTTCGTCCCATTTCAATGACACTCCCCAGTCTCCAGTATCAATACCCCATTTTTCTGTTTCGATTCTTATAGCATCTTCATCCCACTCAATATCGGCAAGAGCAGTGGCATTATCAGCTAAAGCCATCTCACGCCCTCTTTCTGAGTTTAGACTCATATCAGTTCTCTTTACAGCAATAATTTCGGAACCATCTGTTTCAATTATCTTTACATTTTCAATCCCAACCTGTCCAGCCGCTTCTACTATACCATTGCCGGCTATAATATTATTATCTTTGTCAATTAAAATAGACCGACCAGCGCCAAGCTCTTGCAGTGATTTGCCTAGTAGCGACATGCCGTATTCGGTGTGTTTGTTGAAATTTTTATCGTCAAATTTTAATTCATTTATGTTGCTCATTTATTTCCTCCATTTTATACAATAATATCACGAATTTACGCACCTTCATTTGTTGTTTCCAATCTAGTTTATTCCACCATTGTTCAAGGTTCATCCTATGACTCCTGTTATAACTAGAGTTACCATACATACGAAAAATCCTAAAACAAACCCTATAATAAACATATCTCCTAAGCTAGTCTTGTCCATCTTCACCTCCTTTATATGGAAAAGGCTTCACCATCACCCAACCTTCTCGTCCATATTCTTCATAAAACATCCTAGTCATTGTTGCTTTATCTAATCCTTTGTCAATTGGCAGAATAGCACGTTCTTTTGAAATCATATTATATATTTCATAATATATTCTATCGTTCATTCTTCACCTCCTTTTCCAAAATTACTTCAGCATTTACAATATCAGCTAATTCCTTTTCATCAGCCGTTTTTACATTCCTCACTTTTTGATATGCATTATATCCTAAATCCATAGCATCTTTTAACCTATTATAATCAGCTTTTGGCAAGTCTTTAATAAGTTCCATCATAGCATCAAACCTTTGTTCTACGGGGTCTTTAATTATGTGCTTTTTTTTAAGAATTTTCATTTATTTCCCTTTTCAATCTATTAAGTGTTGTAGCATAAGGAATTCCAATAGTGCGAGAAATTTCTGCAAATGATTTGCCCTGGGTATAAAGAGTCAATGCTTCATCTTTCTTTTGCTCCCACTGTGAATTATAATTAGCATGCCTTTTAGATATACGGCCACCTATTGCACCTGCTTTTTTAGCAAGTTCAGGGTTTGCATAAAATCCACCTTTTTTAGATATTTTGCCTCCCCTAGCTCCGATATTTGAATAGAACCCATTCCCATATCTTTTTTTGTTAGTTGCGGCGGCTTTCAAACCCCCGGTTAAAACTTCATTCCCATTTTCGTCAATATATCTTTTGCCTCTAATTCCACTCATATTCGCTCCTTTACGATTACGGTGTCCATTTCTTCGGTCGGTGTGGTTTCGTAGCCAGCTACTTTTAATAACCAACCAATCTTCATGCGATAAGCTTTGCCTACAGCTCTAGTTTGTGCCATACTAGCCACTGCATATTCATCAAAATTAGTTTTTCCTGGCTCTTTGTTGGTACAAATAGCGACACCATATCCAACCTTATTTCCATTTTTATCTCGTAAGCTGACTTCGGCACGATATTTGTAAAATGTCCCTTGACTTTGGTTCTCTACAATCTCTACAACCGGAAATGTGCCGGTAAATGCTCCGGCGATTTGCCAGCCTTCTACATTTACATAATTTTTCCCCCGTATACTTGTGTATAATTTATTCTCTACAACTAGATTTTTAAGGATAGTTGCAAAATCTAATACATCTTGCGGACTATTCAAATTTATTTCCGAAGTCCGTTTTGAAATCTCGGTAGTTTTATTCTGCATAGCGTGCGCTCCTTTCTCTTTCTTCTTCAATTATCATTTGCTCCATTTCTCTTTGTGCCCAATAGCGTGGGGTATCTTCATAGTCATATTCTAATGCTGGGTCAAATTTTGACATTTCTATTCTCCTCTGTAACATCTGGGTATTCTTCTCCGAATACTTTTTCGGCATAATCTTTTATTTTACTCATATAAACTCCTTAAACTTTTATTCACATTTTTTATATCATTATTGATTAAATTTATTATATGGTTTATAGTCTTTGGCCCACATAATCCCCATATAAAAATTTCCTCTTTATGAGGTTGATATTCTACTTGTATCTTCATATTCTCTCCTTTCGTTTATTTATAATACTATTATAAATAACAAAAAGGCTTTTGTAAATAGTTTTTTACAAAAACATAATAAAACTGTGGAAAACTTTTGTTTAAGCTGTTCCGTCAATTAGCTTCCTAAACGGACTGCTCGTACGATTTGGTAAATTCGTAACCCAAGTAGAAGCTCCTGTACCGGTAACCGTGATTCCTTTGACATACATTTTGGTAGTATTGAAGTTCGTAGATAAACTATTATTATCTGTAGGCGATGTAGTGGTATTTGCCGTTAGGGCTGAGAAAGAATGACAGCTACTGAGGAAATAAGTACCAATACTAGTTACGCTAGACGAGATAGTTAAAGGCTGATTAAAAGAAAAACAGTTAGCGAGGAAATAAGTACCGATACTAGTGACTGTATTAGGAATAGTTAGTAGTTGATTAAAAGAATAACACTCTCTTAAAAACGAGTCTGAAATACTAGTGACTGTATTAGGAATAGTTAGTAGTTGATTAAAAGAATAACAAGCGCTAAGAAAATTAGACCCAATAGAAGCGACCTTAGGAATGGTTAAAGGTTGGTTAAAAGAATAACAGCTACTGAGGAAATAAGTACCAATAGAAGTAGCATTAGGGATAGTTATGGGTTGGTTAAAAGAAGAACAGTTTCTTAAAAACGAGTCGGAGATACTTGTGACTGTATTAGGAATAATTATGGGTTGGTTAAAAGAAACACAGCTGTTAAAGAAATTAGTCCCAATGCTGGTTATTCCTGATGGGATAGTCAGTGGTTGGTTAAAAGAATAACAGTTGTTAAAGAAACTACTTCCAATACTAGTCATGCTAGACGGGATAGTTAAAGGTTGATTAAAAGAAAAACAGTTGTTAAAGGAATTAGTCCCAATGCTGGTTATTCCTGATGGGATAGTTATGGGTTGGTTAAAAGAAACACAGTAGTTAAGGAAATAATTTCCAATGCTAGTCACCGTGTTAGGAATAGTGATAGGCTGGTTAAGATTCACAAAATAAGCGAATGTTCTAGTACTAAAAGAAGTAGCGCTAAAACTAGAGCCAAATTGAATGCCTACAACTTCATCAGAATAAAAAGTATCACCATCGGCAGTTATTTGTTTTGAGAAAGCATTGCTAGATACTGCGAATTGGCTCCATTCACTAGAGCTGACATTTACAGTACGCACTACTCCCGTATCAGAGTTTTTCACATAAGCCTTTACATAGCCAGTGACGGCTACCTGCCCAGTAACTATCCATTTAGTTGACCATTCACCATCATTAGTTACCACTACAATAGATGTATTTCCTTCTAGAGTGCTTAAATCAATCGGAGTAGTTAGTGTGATACTAGTGCTAGACCAACTAGAAGTAGGTTGTGATACATAGGTGTGGGTATCACGGTCTAGCATATACACGGTACCTGCAGTAGAACCAAAGGCAGAACCACTGATTATACCGGTAGTTGTATCATACCCAGAAATCCTAGCTTCACCACCAGGCTCATTTCCACCACCACCTGCAGGGATAGTAGTAATTTCTGCGGCTAATCCCGCTAGTCCTGTATCACCTACGGTGCCACCTTTAGCCGTAACAGCGTTTTTAGCAGCAGTTAAATTAGTGTGTAAATCAGTTATTTCGCTTGCAATTGTCATTAGCTTTCACCGCCTCCATTATTTATTATATGAAGCGCAGATTCAATATTTCCTACTAGTCCATCTACATAACCTTTGGTAGCTGCATCATGTGCGCTCTGAGGGTCGTATAGACCAGTGAGAAGGCGGTATGGCGAATTGTTGTACCCTAAAGTGCTGTTCGCCCCCTTTCCTAGCGTAGAAATATCTACCTGCCCTTTATTGTTTGCCAAAGACCAATCCCCTAAAGCAACAGAATAAGTGCTGTTATATGCGACTTCTGCTGCATACCCAAGCACTAATGAATTGCTTGACCTACAGACATTGGCGTTCCCTATTGCCACAGTCCTTGTAGCATTGGTTCTAGCGTAAGACCCAATAGCGACTGTATAGTTATAATTGCTATCGCTAGCTCCATTGCCAATCACTACTCTGTCTCGTGTAGCAGGGTCAGCAAATACCATAGATGTCGTAGCGTTTTGGCTCATTACGTCAGTTGTAGATGTTCCGGTAGTCTGCACGACAGTTGGGCCACCTCCGCCTGCTGTATCCCAAGTCCCATCAGCTTTGAGAAACTTCCCAGCATCAGTTGTAGCAGGAGCCGGTACTAGACCTGCAGTACCAGCAGAAACTCCGTCAGTCCCTACAAAATCATTATAAGTAGTATCGGTAGCACTAATGACATTCCCAGAACTTATCTGAACATTAGTACCAGCAGTATAAGTAGTATCAGTAGCACTAATCACATTTCCAGAACTAATTTGCACATTCGTTCCCGCAGTATAAGTTGTGTCAGTAGCCGATATAGTATTATCGCTTGCGATAGCAATATTTGTTCCAGCAGTCAATTTGTCTTGTTTATCAGCTAATAATAAATCAGTGGAAGACTTCGTATAATACGGCCCTTCTTCGCCAATTAAAGTGAATGTCTCCGTCGTAGTAGACCAACGATAGTAAGTGGTTTCATCATTTTGGCTTTCGTCTTGTAAAACTTTAATGATGTCATTATCTTTTAGGTGTTGTGTATCGTAAGCCTGCAAATCAGCATAAGTTCCTACAATATCAGTCACATCTGAAGCTGAACTAATAGCATCAATTTGACCTTGTAAATTTATATCTGCATTCTCACGAGCCGTAGCTTCATCAGTTACATCCTGCTGTGTAGCAATGGTAGTAGTGTCAACGCTAAATTCAGTACCGGTTAAATCAAGCCCAGAACCTGCACTATAAGTAGTATCTGTCGCAGAAATCACATTAGCGTTGGAAATAGATATATTAGTACCAGCAGTTAGCTTGTCTTGTTTATTAGCAATTGCCGAACTGATGGCGCTCTCAACTTCGTCACCAGTCTGATAGTCTGAAGTATTTTCTAAATCTGAAGTTGTTAAAACCACATCACCAGTATATCCATTCACAGAGTTTACTGCGCCACCCCCTGAATAAACATGGATTAGCTCTTGTTGCAAGTCTATTTCTTGTTCTTGGTCTTCAATTTCCATCTAACTCTCCGTTTCGTTTATTATCCACCCAGCAGAATTTCCTACTACAAAATATCCATGAGCTGGTTTAGCTCTATATGTATTATTAGAATCAACGGCGGTAAAATCCCACACATATTTGCCATAAGGCAGATTTTCAGTATCTTGAGGATTTATCTTAAAATGGTAAAAACCTTCTTCATCAAAAGTCATGTCGGACAGGCTTTTAGTTATTAGTGCAGTTTTGTCCGTCCAGCGCTTTTTAACAATAAAATAAATCTCCTCAGCTTGAGTAAGTATCGGTTCATTATCGGCATCCAATCTTTGTGCTTTTAATCCAAGAGAAGTTCCACGGTTTATCCCAATAGTCTGTAAATTTCCTACTATTGGCGTATTATTTGGACAATTCATATTTTTATCATAGCATACTTTTTATGTTCTGAAAAGTAAAAACCTGCTTTTTTTGCAGGCTTTTACTAAATGAAGAAAAATAATTGTGGAAATTTTTATTTTAATGGATGTTTTATGTCTATAAGGTATTATACTTGTATGCCTTATAGTGTGCGAGCGCTAGCTCTAGTTTCATTATACACCATTTTAACTATAATTAGAATAGTTTTTTACAAAATCTATAGCCTCATCAGCCCCTTTACAAATTTTACACGGAATACCGGCTAATTGATAAATTTTTTGCCATTCTTTTTGCTCTGGTGATATAGTACCGCCTTTTTTCCTTTTCATTTCTATTTTAATCAGTTCATAACAGTCTATTGACCTATTTATACCTTTAATTGGCACAAAAATATCATAATCCCAATACCCTTTACTTTGGCCCATCTTTTTTAATTTAGCTCCTCGTATCATAGCATTTTTACTTCCAGAGCGTGATTCGTTGCTTATATGAGCGTGGGGAATATTATTTAATTTAAGCCACTGAACAAAAACTTCACATTCTTGGTCTTCGGTAGGAATTAAAGATGCTGAATTCATATTTTCAGCATAAACAATTATTTTATTTTTGTCAATTTCTTTTCTTGCTCGTTATACCAGTCAATATATTCAACATATTGCCTTGTCATCGTACCATTTCCACCAGAACTATGGTATATCACATACTCATCTTCAATATTATCCCTATTCTCGGGCATTTTGCCTAAGATTTCCACCCTAATAATATCTTGAGTTATCATATTCTGAATTGAGTTTTTAGCAGCATTCCTCTCGGCTATTTTTCTAGCTTCTTCTTTATCTTTTTTGCGTTGAGAGTTTAAGTAGATATTAGAAAATGCTACAAATGTTGTAGCAATTGCAGTTATAGTAGTTGTAACTATTGCAGTAACTATTGCCGTAGCATCCATCACGGCTTGATTATACCACGAAATGCTTATTTTGTTAAGGCGCATATTTTGCGTTTTAAGGCGTGTTTATTTTTTAGACGATAGTTTTACCAACTTTGATGTTAAAATGGCTTACAAGCGTTTTAAAATGCGAAATACGATATATTATTTGTATTGTTCATTATGGATTTCCCAAATATCTCGTCCGTATCGTAAAGCGTTCTGTACACGATGAGGATAATCTGGGTCAACTTCTCGTACCATTGTCAATAAATACTGTATTTGATTTGGTTCTAAATAATATTGTTTCTCATCATTAACTATTGCATAGTGGCAAGTAGCTCGGTAGTATTTGTCATGTTCTTTTTCTATCTTCATTCTAGAACCTGATAAAATGTTGAAATTTTCATCAAGCCTTAATTCTTCAACAGGCAATTTAGTAAAATCATCATCTACTCTAATTTCTTCAATTTCACTGCGCATCATCACGATTTGAGAAGTTTGCACACTCATATTGATTTCGGGAATATTTATTTTCCCAGTAAATCCAGATTTTTGAGTACTAGTTATTTCTAATAATGTTTTATAAGAAACTCTGTATTCCTTTTTTTCGCCCATCAATTTAATTAGACCAAATTTTATAGTTTTAATTTTTCCCCTACCGTCAGTTTCTTCATTTATTATTTGATTGCCATTAGAATCAAATTTAAGGTTAGTTTTTTCTAAAGCGTTATCCATTTAATTCCTTTCGTTTGTTATTTATTCTATTATATCACATTCCTACGGTGATAGTGCCATGTTTCATAAATTCAGACCTTGCGTCAGCTTCAAGTCTATCATAATGTTTCCTAAGGTTAGCTCCAGACCAGATATTTTTTTGCCAAAACGGATTATTCATAGACCATTCAATAGCTTGTTCTATATTCTCCCAGCTTCTTCCATCTATTCTATGCATTTTTTCTATATCTTTGGCCCATCTATTTACACAGTCCTTTTTATTTGCTCCTACATTATTTGGATAGTTTTCTAATATTTTGTTTTTTAATTTTTCAGCACATAAAATCGCTTCTTTTGAAAACCTGTATTTATTATCTATAATAGGTTCTATAATATGTTCTATACTATTCACAGGTTTTAAACAAACTTGAACTTCTGATTTTGAACTTTCTTGAAAACCTGATTTTGAACTTTCTTGAGAATCAGATTTTAAAATAAAGCGTTGATGACGACATTTTATTTGAGTTCCAATAATATAAGTATTTTTAAGTTCAATTATTTTTAATTCAGCTAATTTATCTAGTGCTTTTTTAACTTGATAATCGCTAAGTCCTGTATGAGTCTTCCAATCTTTAGCTGTCTGCCAGGTATATCCATCATCCCGTGGGGTGTTTTTATGTAGGAATACTAATCGGTTTAATACGACCGCAGTAACAATACCGAATTGGTTAGCTAGCTCTACATTATAGCCAGCTTGTATCCCTTTGTTTATTATTTCGTTGCTGTCCATTTTACCTCCTTCTCATTTTTATTTGATAAAAGAACCCCACCGGTGTTTCGGTGGGGAATGTTCCTATTCTCCCCACCATTATAGCACCTATGATAAGCAATGTCAATGAGAATAAGAACACTGCTAATTTAATTATAATACATTTTTATTGAAAAAGTAAATAATTTTTTATAAAAAAGAACCGCCTATGCCAACAAACGAAAGGAAACGCATAGGCGGGGTCGGAGGTATAAATAGCCAACCTCTTATATTATATCATAACCCAATAATACTATCAATTTCTCTAGTAGATAAAACTGTAACCGATGTTGTAGCTTGAGAATATGAGAAAAGATATTGTTGATTCCCTACCGGGGTAGATAGTGCAGTATCAGAATATGATAAAACTTCTGATATTATAGGTTGCGTTCCGTCTTTATAGGTGATACGCCAATAATTGTGATAAGAGCCACTTGAACCGGTTTTGCTATAATATTTAGATGCTGAACTAGCCTGTTTAATTTGTTTTAAGTCTAAAACTTCTTGCTCTAAATTATTTAGTTCTTGATAAAATTTTTGTCCAACTATCATGAAGAGCCTCCCGTGATTCCTCTATAATCTACGCTAGCTGTGAATTTACTGCTGCCAATAAGTTTAATCGTATAATTGAGATTTACCGAGCCTCCACCAGCTAAAGTATTATAATCATTTTGGTTTTGAGACAATACTACTACTTCAAATTTAACCTTACCCGAATCGCTATATATGCGGTTGATAAAGACAAAGCGAGAATCTAAGTTGCTTGGAGTCGCACCATCTAAATAGCAGGCACTAATCATATTGGTGCTGTTACTTGAAGTCATGGTGATGATTGCTCTTTGCGTACTAAACATTTGTCCAGTCAAGGCGTCTAACATCAATGAAAATGAAACATTTTTGTTCAGGTCCATTGTACTGATTTTAGTGGCCGTCTTTACATGAGCAGTCTTTAGCTGCGTTATTTCGTCTTTAAGATATTTTATTTGTTCATCAAATTCTTGTGCGCCATTCATTATGCATAGCTCCAAGTTATTGAGGTTATAGGCTGTGAAGAAACGCTGGTGATTTTCATATCTGCCGAAGTGATAGTCGTACCTGGTGCAATTAGCTGTAGCTTATAGGTCCACTGATTGTACAAATTATTTATACTAAAATCTAAAAACTGTACACGATAAAAACCACTTGGAGTATCCCAACCCGTCTGCACGATTGGTGGGGTTACAGTAGGAGTTTCTATCTGAACAACTACGTTAATAGTAGCGATATAAACGCCGTATGAGCTAGTTAAATTCACTGTAAAGGTTTTATTGCTATGGAAGAAGTCTAAAGTTCCTAATGGTCTATCGTGTGCGGTTTTAAGCGCAGTTAACTCACGGGTCATACTTTTTAATTTGCGTACCGCAATATTGTATGTCATACTCGCTCCAAAATTGGATTGATAGTTTCATCGCCAGCGGCAGTAACCGAAACATTTAATTCATTGACCCTAAATTGGCCATTAGTCATTCCTGTTAAATCTAATGAATTATTGATAGTGATAGTATCACCAACCCAAATTTTATTTGAGCCACTTGGTTTAGGAGCAACTTGTTTCCCATGTAAAGTGATTTCAGGTTTCCAAATTGGATTAGCATTTTCTAATAATTGGGCCTCCATATTATGCGCTAGAACGCTAGGAGTAGATATGCTTGAATCTTGGTAAATGCTTTCCATATACCCGTACTCAATAATAGAATCATTGTCAGTGATAAAATCATATAAAACAGTATTCTCATCAGCATTAGCAGATATTTCCCCAGCACCAAGCCCAATCACAGCACTAGCAAACCCACCAATTTCGGCTGCACTAATGCTAGTTACAGAAGTGCTATTCGGCAAGGTTGGGTAAAAAGCTACCCAGTCATTTATAATATCTCCGAAGTTTGAATCTTTATAAATATCATAGGTTTTATCTGCATGAAAATAAACATCAAAAGGTCCAGCACCACTAGTGTTATCACAACGCTCACAAATCCAATCTTTAACTGTTTTATAATTGTCAAAAGTGTTAGTTATATTAGGCAAAGCATCTACAACTCCTTCTGTGAACCCATATGCTTTACCAGCACTAGTAGCTGTATTATCAGCTAAATCAATCAAAGAGGAAACTAGACTTCCCATCGCTCCGGTTACTGTCCCTAAAGGCAAATTAGTAGCGGTATCCCTAATATAAAAACCAGATAGTAAATTTAAGAACCCATCAAAGTGCAAATCTAAATTAGCGCTAGTTTGTAAAGGAGAATAAGCTGGCATAGTGGCTAAAAATCCACCTATAATTTCAATTCCATTTCTAATTAAACGGCATTCTAAAGCAATTGGCTTTAATAAATCATTGATACTATAATTTCTATCCTGACACCATTTATCAAATAACACATCGTTAATGGTAAAATCTATAGAATCAGCACCAACCTTAGTGCGTTTCCTTGAATAGCTTAAATTTTGTGCTAAACTTCTGCAATCTCCTACTAAAACACCATTCAAATATAGGTTTACTTCATATACTGCAGTAGTTATCATCCTACAATCTCCTGCCAATAGATGGTGCTAGAAGTGGCAGTGGCATTATCAGTCGTATAAGTTACTCTATTATTCCCAGGCTTTAGATAAATCCATTCGCCAGCTACATTTCCAATCACACTAGTACCATTTAATAAAGCAGTTTTATTGAACATATCAATTTTAAGAGTTTGTGTTGCAGTAACCGTACCACTATAATAAAGAGTAGTTCCCGTAGTTAAAATTGACAACTCTGGATTTACAGCTGGGCCTTTGATTTCCCAGATTGGGAATACATTATCAATAGAGTCTATAGTTATTGTTGTAGGTCCGCTACTACTGCTATCTTCCCACTCTGCACCAATATTGTCCCATTCAACCCCTACGGCATCCCAAATTAAGCCACCATCTGCCGAACCAGCAGATAGAGGAACGACTGTGTTTTTGCCATAAACTTCTTCACCGTCATCATCTTCTAAATAAGCATAATAATTCACATCCTCAAAGTTTATACTAATATGATATTCAGGGAATTTTTGGTAAAGCTCTTTTACTTCAGGAGCATCAACTATAAACCCTTTTTTGCGCTGTATCGCAGTCCCGTCGTTAAACACATAAACTACTTTATAATAATAATTTTTTCTAAAAAATGTTAAGAAGTTTTTGCGGTAAATCTCAATATTAGGTCTAGATACCGTAGCATCACCAATATAACCATCAAACTCTTGAGCCGTCGCTCTTCTAACTTGTCCAGCCAAAAATACCCCATCATTCCCTTGTACTTCTACAATATCATTTGCATAAGAGTTGGCGTTAAAATGTAACTGCTTTTTGTTAAATTCATAAGCCCCAGAGCCTAAAAGGAATCTCTCCCCGTCATCCCTAATAAACAATGCTAAGATAAATCCTGTAGGTTTTATTTGGTCTAAATTCATGCTGCCCTCCTGATGCTCTGCATCATTACACGCCCGATTTCTTCAGCATCCAGACGATTATTTATTTGGTTAGTCATATAAACATTTATTTCGCCACCGGTATTTGATTGCTCTTGCATTTCTACTGCTAAAGTTTGTGCTAATAATCCAGCCCAATTGTCAGTATTATTTTCTAGTGGCAAAACTGCTTCTTGACCATCTTCACCTATTATAGCAGCAGTAGCAGAATTGACAATTCCACCTTCTGCTAATCGTGGCAAATTTATTCTAGGAATAGTACCTATATTTACACCTAACCATCCGAACGCATCATTTATAAGCCCAATAAAGCCATTTAGTAAATCAATCGGTGCATTGATAAAGTTCTCAATAAAGGTCAATACTCCGTTGATAGCACCCTTAAATATATCTCCAATAAAGTTACCGAAGTTAGAAGCAAATTCTCCGAACATAGATGTTATTCCGTCCCACAAGTTTCCTACCAATTTACCAAATGCACCAATCAAAGCCCCTAGAATTTGCGGTACAGCCATCACCAATCCTAAGAATAGTTGTACTGCAGCTTCTATAATCATCGCAAGGTTTGCAGGGTCTAATAGGAATGAAACAATATTTGAAATTATTTCCGGCAATGCGTTGATTAGCGAAACTAAAATTTGAGGGATAGCTTTTACAATCTCCATCAATAATGTTAGTGCAGATTGCAATATTAGGCTTAAGAAGTCTGGTCTAGTTAGTTGTTGTGCAATAGTGATAATTAGATTAGTGATAGCTTGAATTAGCTGTGGGATTATAGTTGGGAAAGCCTGAATCATAGCATTTAATACTTGCATCACTCCTTCTACCAAAATCGGGATAGATTGAGTCAATAAATCTATAAACATTGGCACGGCTTGAATCAAGGTCATCACAATCTGAGTAACACCTTCCATAATAACAGGGAGTAACTGCTGTATGATTCCAGGCAATGCCTTCATTAAAACATCAAATGCACCAGTAAAGCCTTGTACTAGAGTAGGAACTAAGGCTACTACACGATTAGTCAATTGATTAATGTATTTGTCCATGTCCTCTAAATTTCCAGCAAGTGCAGCAGCTACAATTTTATTCATAGTGTTACTGACATTTTCTATTTGTGTAGCAATACCACCGGTAGCAGCTTCAGCTTGAGCTTGTAGCGAGGCAAACCCTTGTCCTCCTTCTTTATCTAGTTTGACAATCGCAGCATTGAAATCATCAAAGGTAACAGTACCCTCTTGCATTGCTTTATACAAATCAGCCTGATTAGCAGTCGCACCGACTAAAGATTTAGCTAATTGGTCCATCTGTCCTGGAGCAGCATTGACCATACTTCGCCAGCTCTGCATGTCTACTCTACCATTAGCGAGCATCTGGTTAAATTGTTCCATAGCTGCACTAGCGACTTCTGTTCCTTTACCACCGGCTAAGAACATATCATTTAAGGCTAAACCTACGCTCGTAGCATTTACTTCACCATCAGCAAGATTTCCCATGCTAGCCGCTAATTTTTGTACATCACCCGCCATTGCATCTAGTGATGTTGGCAAACCATCTAGGGAATCTGACATTGTAGAGATTGATTTATCGGCTTCTTCAGCAGAATATCCTAGCGAAGTCATCACTTTAGGGAAATTATTCAATGTGTCTAAACGACCAATAGCTTTACCCATAGTGCTAGTGACCATAGAAGCGACTTTACTAACACCTTTCGCAATCAAGTTACCTGCTGCGACAGCCCAAGTTCCACCCCACTTGCTTCCAGCAGATTTCCCACTTTTTTCTACTTCGCTTTCAACTTTATTTAGGCTAGCTTTAATATCTTTACCATCAAATGTCAATTTAATCACAGCCTCACCTATTTGAGTAGCCATTATCTGCCTCCCTCCGCAAGTTTTTGTTCATTTTTAAGCATTTTAATTGCCGTTTTAAGCGACTTTGGAGCATGACCCGACTTAGTAGGGTTATTAGCACCAGAAACGCTTGCTACAATGATATTTTCAATCCTCAAACGATTCCTGGCTTCTCTTGCTCGTTCTGCTTCTATGTATCTTGCCATATTTGTTTCGCCTATTTCACCAAATTTCCACGCTACATAAGTGTCGTATCCAAATCTAGCTATAATTTCCGCAATATAAGCATCAATTTCATTGAATTTAGATAGCTTTTTGCCTTTGATATTGCTTTTGTGTATTTCATCTATCTGGTCGTCAGTAAGAAAATCAGATGCCCGAAAATTATTCACCTTTACGGCTTCTTTTACCTTCTTAAGTGTTAAATCGGGCATCGTCATTCTCACTCACTCCTAGGAGGACTCATCAACTGTTACATAAGCACCAGTTGTAGCATTTAAGCGTTTCTTAGTGGTTAAATCATAATCACCAAGTCTTGCTGAATATTGCGGGTAGCCATCAGCAGAGTGAAGCCCAGCATTGTAAACAATTGGGTGGAGATTGAGCGTGATAGTAGGCGTATCGCCTGTACCAATCTCAATATCATCATCAACGCTTGGTACACACCGGGTCAATTCTACATCGGCTGACGAACCATCATCACAAATGCCTTGAGCGATTACAGACATATAAGCATCTTCTGCACATAAATCTGAACCATCCCAAATAACATTTCCAGCGGTTGCTGAAGCACCTGCATAGGTTGCAGCGTTCCACTTCTGAATAGCCTGACCTAAGTTCTTAAAGGTATCCATTAAGAAGGTGATAGAGCCAGAAAAGCTATCAAATGTTCCAGAGATAGCCGTTTCGCTAGTTCCTAGACTTGAAGCTCTTGACCTCATTCTTGGAGCAACATTCAATGTCATCACCGTGTCTTGGCCTAAATCATCAGGTTCAAGTGTAAAGACATTCCATGTGCTAGTATCAGCATCCCATTTGCGGAACACCACTCTGCGTAACTGAGTGATATTTTGAACTGCCATGTTTATCCTTTCTTATATTAGTTTATGTCATATACTAGTTCGGCACTAGCAATCTTTACAACTAAATTATTTTGAGTCACTACGAAATTCTGTGGAGTAGTTGTAGGTCTAATCCTGATATTCGTGAACTTATAAGTAGTGCCACCAATGCTTCCGACCATCTCGCAAATACAAGGGTTTTTAATAATCCATTCTAGGATTTCTTGATGTACGGCTTCAGTTTTAGGTTTATTCGCTAAAGCTACATAAAAATCTACCGTAGAACGCAAATTTAAGCCCTTAGGAGAGTTCGCAGCATTTCCACCACGAGTTACCAACCAAACGCCACTTGCCGGTGAACCATCTTTTTGCAACGGGGCTTGTTCCCAAAAGCAATTTTTATCAACTACAAGTCCGGCGACCTCATCACTCACCATTTGTTGTAGCAAGGCTAAAGTTATCATTTAGTTATATCTCCAAAGTATTTTTGCATATAATTGCCTACTAGAATGCTATTTTTTGCGTTCTCCATATAATGCTCAGTAGCAGGGTTTCTATTTGGTCCTTGTTCACGAATCCAAGCATAATCTACTTTTTTTCCACCGAATGTTCCACCAGCAATAACTTCTACGGTATTGCTTCCTACTTCATTCACACGGATTGTGCTTCTTAAAGCTCCGGTTACATATGGTGCATTTCTTCGTGCTTGAGCGGCAATGTCAAAGCCCATCCTAAAAAGCCCTTTTACAGCATTTTTATTCATGAGGTCAATTTTTGGTTCATCCCATTTTACTTCAACGCTTACAACTTTAGGCATCAGTAACCTCAGTTTGAACCACCATCAACTCTATATGCTCAATATTCCCAGTGTGTTGGTTTTTGCCTATTCCAGCATCTACTATTTCATAATAAGCGTTTTCTTCGTTATTATATAGCATATAAGCAGATACTAGGGCATTGGTTTGCAAAGTAGGTAACTGGCAAGGGTAAACATAAATTAAAAGATTAGATTTTAACGCTTCAGGCGTAGTATTTATGGTAGAATTAGAACCCTCATCTACCACTACATCTAAATCTCCAATTTTGTTATATTGGTTGCCAATTAAAGTACCATGCTGGCACATGCCGATTTCCCATACTCCAGATATTATTGCATTTGGGAATGCCTCAAAAATTGAAGTATCCATTGTTATAATAACCACAACAGTGCCTAGCGTTGCGCTCTACATGAATTCCAATACCACACTGAGTATATTTCTCGATTATATCCTCATATTGTGAATATATTTGCTCAAAAGCATTAGTGGCACTACTCTTAAAGTTAATTGTAAAGTTTCTGACACTTTTTGATTCAATAGTGTCTGGTGTGCCCTGGAATTTCATAACGGCACATAAGAAATTAGCTAATAATAAGGCTAAATCTTGGTTAGTGTCATCTAATTCTGGAAATTCCTCAAGGCAAAGGAGAGACGCAAGTCGCATTTCTGCAATATTCACTAATGTGGTCCAATTTTCATCGGAACAATTTACATTATGGCTCGTGAATAAAGTGTACTGTTCTTGCGTCAACATAAAATTCTCCTAATTAGCTTTCGCTTTCAGGGCTTAGACCCTTGATAGCAGCAGCAGATTTATATTTAGTCAAAGTACCACCAAGCGGCATCTCGTTCAGCAAGATGTTT